TAAGATTAGGAAAGATGAGCACACCAATCACCCCCGAAGCCCTGATTGAGATGGGGTTTGTAGAAATGTTTACATCAGAATATAGACTCGAAGTAGGTAATTTAATAGTAGATGTAATAGAGGGTATAGTTTTTATAAATTGGAGTTTTGGATTTACAGAAACCAACGCCACCACAATAGAGGACATTAAAGATTTAATAAGATTGTTTAAATGAAATTAAGATGAGAATAGAAGATAAAATAATTGAGAAAATAAATAACTATCATATTCGAAATAGGGAATCCGCTTCGGTTATTTTAATTCATAATACAACTTTTGAAAATCTTTTAATAGAGATTAAAGAAAGATATGGTTTTGAATCAGCCACGCTTAGCGTTCAACCGAACATATTCAGATATATGGGATTAAGGGTTTGCAGGACAATTGATATTAATCCAGACTGTATTGAAGTTTACTGAATTTGCAAAAGTTGATTAATAATGTTTAACTTTGACTAAACAATCCTAAACATTATGACCGATCAGCAAAAAAAGTTTGCAGACCAATATTGCATACACTTTAATGCAACAAAAGCCGCAATATCAGCTGGTTATAGTGAAATATCTGCCCGTTCACAGGCATCTCAATTGCTTGCATTGGATGAAATCGCTTTGTACATCGAGGATAAGCTATCAGCTATCAGTAAGGAGGCAGAGGTTGATGCAGCGTGGGTTCGCAAAAGGTTTAAGACAATTTCAGATAGATGTATGCAAGCAGAGCCAGTAATGGTTCACGATGGTGAAAAGTGGGTAGAGTCTGGGGAATTTAGATTTGATTCATCGGGGGCTAATAAAGCTACTGAAGCTCTCGGTAAAATAGTAGGTGTATTTGAAAAGGATAATGAGCAGGTTAGACCGAATATCAGCATACCTGCCCCAATAGTATACAATCAAGTCCCTCCATTAGCCGATAGCGAAAATAAAATAGATGTTTGAATGCACCGCAGTATATCAGGCTAATTATGAAGCAACCGAAAAGGTTATAATAAACCAGGGAGGAACCGCTTCAAGCAAGACATACTCAATCGTTCAACTGTTATTCGTTAAGGCTATCAATGAGCCTAAATCAGTTATCACTATTGTCGGTGAATCAATCCCAAACCTAAAGAAGGGTGCTTACCGGGATGCTGAGTTTATCTTTCAGGATAATGAGTATTTGCCTGAGTTTATCAGCCAATGGAATAAAACAGACCGAATTATCTATTTTAAGAACGGATCTATTATTGAGTTTGCATCATACGAAAATGAGCAATCGGCAAAGAACGGTAAAAGAGATTATCTATTTATTAATGAGGCTAACGGTGTAAGCTGGTTAATTTACTGGCAGTTAGCAATCAGGACACGAAAGCAGGTTTTTATTGATTATAACCCTACGGCTGAATTTTGGGCTCATGAAAAGTTAATCGGTAAGGATGGCAATAAACTGATTATATCCGATCATAGGCATAATAACTTCCTGAATGAAGAGCAACATCAATCCATTGAAAGCATAAAGGATATTGATTTAGAATTATGGCGAGTTTATGCCAGAGGTTTAACAGGCAAGATTGAGGGCGTAATATTCCGTAATTGGGCTTTATGCTCAATGATTCCAGAGGATGCAAGGCTTATCGCTTATGGTCTTGACTTTGGATTCACTAATGACCCATCCGGGTTAATTGAGGTTTACGAAAATCAGGGCGAATTATGGGTAAATGAAATGCTTTATGAAACCAAACTAACAAACATGGATATTTGCGAACGTTTTAGGGATTACATGATAAAGCGCGATCATGAGATTATAGCGGATTCAGCCGAGCCAAAGTCTATTCAGGAAATATATGCAGAGGGGTTTAATATACATCCAGCAAAGAAAGGCCCAGATTCGATTAAGTCAGGTATTGACATTTTAAAGCGTTACAAAATCAATGTAACTGCAAATAGTAAGAATTTAATAAAAGAATTAAATGCTTACATTTGGAAAAAGGATAAGACTGGCAAAATGTTGAATGAGCCGATTGATGCTTTTAATCACTTGATAGACCCTCTTAGATACGTAGCTTTAAATAAGTTAGCATCTAAGCATACATTGGAGTATGATTTTAATTGGTAATTATTTATATATTTGAACATGGGACTATTAACTCGTTGGTTCGCAAATGACATTCAGAAAGCGGTTGCTCAATCGCTTACTCAAATTAATGCCTCCTTATTGCCCGTAATGACTTCCTCGATATACAATGAGAATATATTTCAATGGATTGGAGCCGGACAGGTTATTTACGATTGGGAGGATTCTGTTAGGTTTGTTACAGAAGGGTATCAGAGGAATGCAGATGTTTATACCTGTATTGATTTAATCATCAAGAAAGGTTCTGAATGTGCTTTTACGCTTTATGAGATTAAGCCAGGGGTAACTAAAAAAGACTTAAAGGTTTATGAAAATATGTGCATGGCTGAGGGCGTTCAGGCACGTATGAAGTCCATTCAGTTAAAGAAGCAATTGTTTGAGGAAGTCAAGGATGCTAAGAATCCGATCTTGCAATTACTCGAACGGCCAAACCCGATGCAGAATTATGAGGAATGGATTAGCGATTTGCTTGGGTTCTTTTTATGTAATGGCAACGGGTATATTTTAGGGAACGGAGTATCTGAGGAGCAAATACAACGTAAGCTATGGACTCAGCTTTATGCGATGCCATCCACATATATGCAAATTGTTTCCGGTGGCTATTTGAAGCCGATTTTGGGTTATAAACTTGCAACTACCTACGCTGAGCCTGTTGCCTTTCCGGCAGAACAGATATGCCATTTCAAGACGTTCAATCCTGACTTTACATTGATGGGCAATAACCTTTACGGGCAAAGTCCTTTAAAGGCGGTTTATCGTAATATAATTAAAGAAAATCAGGGGAATGACGAATTACTAAAGCAAGTCAAGAATGGTGGTGCTATGGGCTTTATATCGCCTGATTCAAATGATGGCGTAGGACTCACAAAGCCACAATTGGATTTGCTGAAGGAAAAGATAGTAGCTGCCAAAGGTGGAGAGGAATTAATGGATCGGATATTCCCATCAACGGGGCCGCTTAAATGGACTCAAATCGGACTACCATCTACGGATTTGCAATTGATAGAATCATTGAACCTCGATACTAAAAAGATTTATGCAGCTTTCCACGTTCCGATTACGTTCTCAGGTAGTGAGGAAGCCTCAACCGATAACAACGTATCCCATCATGGCAAGCAGTTAATTTATAACGCGGTTATGCCTGTATTGCGGAAAGTAAAAGATTCGATTAATTCTTTTGTATGCCAGCCATACGAAAAGGCGCAGGGTAAGAAATACTATTTTGACTTTGATATTTCCTCTTATCAGGAAATGCAGGACGACATGGAGAAACTTACCAAATGGCTTGCTGAATCATGGTGGATAAGTCCTAATGAGAAACGTGAAGCACAAAACTACGATCAGCATGGCGACCCGTTAATGGATGCCATTTACGCGCCTGCAAACATAGTGCCTTTAGAAGATTTATCAATAGATCAGGCTTTCAATAATGCGACTCTCAAAAGCTAAATATCACAGGACTTGGTTAAGGCTTCATAAAGAGTATGAGCAGTACGCTTACCCGATAATCAAAAAAGCCTTAGACGATCAGATTAAGCCAGTCTTAAAAATGATTCGAGAAGATAACTACGACGTTATTGAAACGTATCTGCCATATATCATGAATACAGACCCAATTCGGAACGCTTTATTTGAGATATACCCAAAGATAGGCTCAAAGGCAGCTAATTTTAGTTATGACTATTTAGTTGAGAGTAATACAAAAGCCTTATCGTTCTTTAATGCTGAATGGATTCAGGAAATGGTAGACTACTTCCTGACTATTGCAGGACAAAAGATTCAGGGCATTACGGATACGACCTTAAAATATATTCAAGCTGTTTTAGCGGATGTTCAGATGCGTAACCTGTCAAGACGTGAACAGGCGCGAGAACTTGAAAAACTGTTAAACAGTCCTGACTTCAATCGTGCAAGGGCTTTGACAATTGCCCGTACTGAATCAACTACGGCTGCAAACAAAGGTATTCAATTAGGGGCTGAAAGTACGGATTATGTAGTTGAAAAGTTCTGGATAGCTACAATGGATAAACGAACAAGGCGCGATCATTTAACGGCATCCTCTCAGGAACCAATACCCGTAAATGTTCCGTTTATTGTAGGAGGTACTCCGATGATGTTTCCGGGAGACCCATCAGCCCCAGCAGACCAGGTAGTAAATTGCCGATGCGTTCAGGCAGTTCAGGCGGTGGAGGATGAGGATGGGCTGCCTGTACTAAAAGCACGCTCAAATAAAATAAATTTGTAAATGTCATTTTTTAATTATATTTGTTCATGGAATTAAAAGCAATCGCGGAAAACTTCAAAGATGTAGATGTAAAGCAGGGTATTGTTACCGGGTATTTAGCGCACTTTGGAAGCAAAGATGGCGATGGCGATGTTATCATGCCGGGATCATTTACGAAATCAATTCAGGAAAATGGCCCGATGGGTACAAAAAGGATTAAATACCTTTTAGACCATAAGACCGATAATGCAGTTGGTGTGTTTCAGGAATTGAAAGAGGATGAAACCGGGCTGTATTACGAAGCTAAAATAGGCAGACACGCTTCGGGGCGTGATTACCTGTTAATGGTCGAGGATGGAATAATCAATCAGCATTCAATAGGCTTTAAGCGTATGAAGCAGGAGATCAAATCCGATGCTAAGTACATAAAGGAAGTTAAGCTATACGAGGGGTCAGGGTTGCAGTTTTGGGCATCCAATGGCAATACCCCGATTACAGGCATTAAGTCAATGGAGGATTACTCTAAGCAACTTGAAAACCTTAATAACGCATTACGTGATGGAGAGTATTCAGACGAAATGCTGATGATGATTGATTCACAGGTACAATTACTACAAAAATCACTGAATGAAATAAAAGCCGCCTCGGGCACTTTGATTGAAAATCAGCCGAACATATTCACAGGATTTATTAACGTATTATCAAATTAAAATGGACGAGTTAGAAAAAAAAGCACAGAATATGCTCGATGAGGCAAAAGCCAAAACAATCGAGGAAACCAAAACACTAATCGCAGATGCTCAAAAGTCAGCAAGCGATGAGATCGAAAAGAAAAGTCAGGAATGGCAGGTAAAGTTCGATGCAATGGATAAAGAGGTTCAGGAATACAAATCACAGGCAGAACTATTGAAGCAAAAGAATGAACAGAAAACTGTTCATTTCAATGATGCTTTAAAAGAGGCTTTGGTCGATCCTGAAAACGTAGAAAAGCTGGAAAAATTCCGCCGTAAGGAAGTAAAGGAATTTTCATTTGAACTGAAAGCGGTTGGCGATATGTCACTAAGTAACATTACTGACCTTGCTGCTGCAAACGTTCAGATGTTACCTGGTATTATTCCGGTTCCAAATCGTAAACTTCACATCCGCCAGTTATTGCCGACTGGTCAAATGTCTACTTCTGCAATTCACTACTTGCAGGAAACAGGCTCACAGGGTGGTATTAATCCGTGGGCAGATAATTCAGGAACGAAAGATCAGATTGATTTCCAATTGACTGAGAAGATCGCTCCATCTGAATTTATCGCTGGTTGGTTACGCATCACCCGTAAAGCATTGGACGATATTTCTGCAATGCGTTCTTTCTTACAGGGTCGTTTGCTTGAAAGGTATTTGAATGCAGAGGATGAGCAAATCCTGAACGGTAACGGTACAAGCCCTCAACTGGATGGGTTAATAACCAATGCAGAGGCATACGCTGGATTCCGTACCATCCCGATTGAGAAAATCATCGATGCGGCGGCTCAAATCGAGGGTAACGATCACATGGCTAACGGTATATTGCTTAACCCTAAGCAGTACTACGCTTTGCTTATGACCAGAGGCAATACTTTGGAGTACACCTTGCCGGGTGGATCTGCCGTAAACGTTGTAAACGGTCAGATTTACATCGCTGGTATTCCGGTCTACAAATCTACTGCCATGAACACCGTAAACCCTGCTCAGGATTCGTTCCTTGTAGGAGATTGGTCAATGGGCGCTCAATTGTTCATCCGTGAAAATCCGGTTGTAAGGTTCTTCGAGGAAGATGGCACAAACGTACGTGAGAACAAAATCACAGTTCGTGTTGAGGGTCGCGTTGCATTACCGATCTATCACCCTGATGCTTTTGTTACAGGAAGTTTGAATAGCAACCCTTCATAATCGTTAGTGTTTTTATATGGGAAAGAACCTCCAGAAATGGGGGTTTTTTTGTGGGTAAAAATAAATGAAAATAAAATATACAAGTTATGTTACAAAGTGTTACATTTGAATTGGAAGGGAAGCCGAAAGGCACCACAAAGCGAGGAGAGTTTGAGAATGTAAGGCTCCAGTTGGTTCTCAATCCCTTCCGACCTGCGATTTTAGCTCAGTGGTAGAGCAACGCTCTGATAAGGCGTAGGCCGGTGGTTCAAATCCATCAAGTCGCACATGGCAAAGAAAAGAATATTCGTAACCGTTTCATCTGATGAATTAGCAATAATTCAAAAGCTAATGAAGCAAGAAAAACGTAGTCAGGCACAAATCGCTACTATGATTTTTCAGGATGGTTTAAAACTACTCAATGCAAAAACTCTTTAAAGCAACCTACACCGGAGATCCTGGAATATACAAACCGATGGAATACGTTTTAAATATCGGTAGTATTGAGGGTAGAATCGTTATCAAACGAAAATGCGGTGCTGGTAAAAAGTACTTTAATTTTTGTCATTATATATCTCAATTAAGTTCTTAACCATTTTATCAAAAGTATATTTCTGCCTCACAAACTCCTCTCCTTGCTTTGCCATCAAATTACGTTCCTTTGCATGAATTTCTGTACTATAACGTTTAACAAGTTCAATCAATTCAGGAATAGTATTAAATGTGCGTAAATGAACCCCATCCACAAACGGCATATCAGGGTAAGCCTTAGCCAAACAAAATACACCTGTTCCCATTATTCGGAATATCCGATCTGATGTATAACGGCTTTCATGAAAGTGACTTACCGATATAGCAACCTTTACAGAACGGTATGCGCTTGCCTCCTCTGCCTGTGAGTGATTAAAGTTACCCGATACATTAGGCCAACAATTTCCATAAACTCCGTAGGTATGAGGAAATTCTCTTTTTAATCGCATATTCATGTCAAGCCTGAAACCTGACAGGGGGAACATTGAAGTACCGTAGTTATTCCCAAAGAATGCAATCGGTTTGCAAGGTGTTTTATCTCCATCGGGTTTATATATTTCAGGATCGTAACCTATTT